GCCCCCACATTGCCCCCCTTGACGCCCCCACATGTGATCGAGGAGGAGCCGGTGCTGGAGGCCCCGCCCCTGGATGAGGTGCCGCTCGAGGTGCTGGTGCAGCAGGCCGAGGAGGCAGGGCTGGAGGTGATTGATGTCCCAGAGGTGACAGATGTCGATTTGCAGAACGATTCTGCAGAATCTGCAGAACCAGCTGCAGTACCCATCGGCTACCCGCTCATGGTGCCCGGCAAGTCCGAGCCGGTCAGCGTGCATGCGACACTGGATGAGTGGCAGGACGCCTATGAGAACATGGCCGAGCGCACGGCAAAGGCCACCAAGGTGCCGCCCCGCGAGCGCATGACCAAGCTCAAGGAGCTGCGGAAGGCCAATGATGAGGTGATGAACCGGGTCGATACGGTCAAGCGGATCAGGCACACAGCCAACTACAGCCAGCGCCTGGCAGCGCTCGGTGCAGCTCAGTAACCTAAGCTGGTCAGCACGGCCTGGTAGCGCTTCTGGCGATCTGCCAGGCCAATGGTGCCACCGTTGATCTTCTTGGTCAGACCTACGAAGTCATCGGCGTCAGCCAGGGGGCCGCACTTGTTGACCGACCAGAACCAGGCAGCTGACAGAGCTGCGCCCTCTGGCTCGGTCAGCAGGTCAGGGATGGACACTAGGTCAAGGCCCAGCGCCTGGCCACACCTGGTGTAGTTGTCTTTGCCGGTGAGCTGCTTCAGACCCCGGCCCCGGTACTTCCAGCCATCGCCCGATTCGACCGGGCCGTTGCCCATGCGTGAGCTGTAGACCACATTGGCCAGCGGCTCGGGCTTGCGCTCCAACGCCAGGGCGAACTTGTTGGGCACCCGTGCGCCCTTGTCATCCTTGGCCCATGTGCCGTCAGCGTTCTTGACCCCGAAGCGGGCAGGCCAGCAAGCGGCCATGGTGCTCGCCCGATAGTTCAGGTTTTCCACCAACATGGTGTAGCCGCCCGACTCATGCGCGGTCTGCGCCAGCCAGGCAGCGACTTGTCGCTCTGATGCGATCCCAAACCGGTCAAGCGCCTGTTGCACATGGGGCAGCCAGCGCTCGGCCACGTCGCGCTTGATGCCGGCGGCGGTCAGCTGGTCAATGCCCGGCCTCACTTCTTCTCATCCTTCTTGCGCGAGCCAATGCTGGAGCCCAGCAGGAACTGGAACATCGAAGCCACCATGGTGCCCAGCACGAAGCCCAGGATGGTGTCTGCGAATCGGATGTTGTCAGCAGGGATCTGACCGAAGGTGATGAAGCCGATGTAGGTTGCCGACAAGAGCGACCAGAAGCCAATGAAGTAGTACACGAAGCGGCGCACCAAGGGGTCATCGGACTCCATGGCCTTCAACTGCATATCGCGTGCGCCCTGCATATTTTTGAGGTCGATCTCAGCCATGAACTCCTCATGCTTCATCGCCGCCTCTTTGAGCTTGGCGACATCGGACTGGTTCATCTGGCCCTCTGGCTTGAGCTCCACGCCCAGCTTGTCCTGCACATAGTCCACGCCCTTCTCAAGCACAGCGTCTGCCACCTTGGGCAGGCCGTTGCTGATCAGGCCAGACACAATGGATGCGATCATTGGCAACATCTCAGACCTCCTTCTTGTCTTCAGTCTTAGGCGGCTCATCCTTTGAGAGCGCGTCCTTCACCATGTCCTTACCTTTGATCGCAAGCAGGGTGCCAAGCGATCCGAGGATGTACTTGCTCATGTCCGACAGCAGAAAGAAGAACTGCTTGTCTGCTGGCGCGATGCCGCTCATGGGCTGGGGCACGAAGACCAGGCTGAACATGGAGAGCGTCACCATGCAGACCACGGTGAAGCAGAAGGTGGCGGCGATCATGAGCTTGATCTTTGCCTCAATGGTTTCAGTGTTCATCGGTCGCCTCCCTTCGTGAGCTCGGGTTTCATCAGCTGATCAGGGCACTCGCCCAAGATCTCGCACTCTGGCCGCTTGCACTGGGTCTGCTCCCAGTTCTTTGGGTTCATGCAGGGGTAGCGATAGAACTCCTCCGAGCACCCGCTCAGGAAGCCCGCCATCAGCACGATGTAGAGAATCCCGATCACATATAGGGCAAGACGTTTTAGGAACCAGGCCATGGGGTCATCATTCATTTGAACCACCCTTGATCTCTTGCATGCAACAAACCCTGGATCAGCACGAAGATCAGTGGCGGCACCAACAAAACCACCAGACCAATACCAATGGCCAACTCAATCATCTGCTTGACCTTCTTCGCCTTCTGGATCGCGGCATCACGGGCACGGCGCTGCGCCTCGCGCTGTTCTTGCTCACCCTGTTGCACACGCTTTTGTATGTTGTTCCAGATGTCGGCATGTCCAGTCTGGAAGAAAATCATCTTGAGCTCGTCCTCAAATTTTTTCTGGGACAGCAGCTCCATCTCGATCTGAACGGCTTGAGCCAGACTCGATCCGCCCTTCTTCTTAGCATCTTCCAGCGCCTTGACCGTGTCTTGCTTCGCCCCAAAGTACTGACCAAGCATCGGCCCCAGGCTGCTCACATCCTGCACAGTCTTTTGGGCTTGCTTGATCACCTGCACCGTCTTTTGGACGGCAGCGAATGCGGTCATGGCGACTGTGATCGGATCCATTACCCACCCCTAAAGTGTTGGGTTATCCATGTCACCACGCCACCAGCGATGCTGGCCATGGTCATCCCCATCCAGAACCCACCCTTGCCTTTGTTAGCCATGGCAAGCAGCTCCTCCAGCTGGGTCTCCATCTTGTCCATTTTCTTGTCCATGTTCTGGACTCTTTCCCACAACACACCGTATCGCACGGGGTCAATTTCACCGTGATCCATCTAATCCTCCATCAAGCAATTATGGCAACCCACCTGTGAACGTCAGGTATGGAATGATCTGCTGTTCAATCCAATCAATTCGCGACTGGTTGGATAACGTGCCAGCGATGTATTGGCTCAACCATGAGAAGTCAACGCTCAATGTCCCATCGTTGTCGATGTCTCCAACCTTTCGGCCATTGATGAGCACCGACCAGAAGGCGACATATGCTGGCAGACCAACAGCGGCCTTGGACAGTGAGCTCACATCAGTGCTGGTCAAGGTGTATGAGAGACCTTCCCATGCGCCGTTCCTGAAGATACTGATCCTCTTGACCGTGCCCCATGTGCCGTCACTCTTGAACGCAGAGATGGCAATTGGAACTTTCCAGTCCGTGCCGTCAAAGCAGTACACGGTCGGCATGATCAGACCACCTTGAACCAGAGAGCGCCGACCTGGGGCGTGCCGCTCGGGTCAGAGGTGCTGACCGTCACTGGCGTTGCCAATGCCAGCGAGTTCACGCTCAACACCGTGATCTCATCATTGAGAGACAGCGCGGTGCCCAACGTAATGCTGGTTCCGTTGGTGGCCGTGTAGTCGCTTGAGTAGAGCAGAGATCCATTGATATAGACCTGGAGTCCAGCCACCACATAGTTGGTTGTGATGACGGTCTGACCTGATGTGGCCAGAGCGCGGTAGACAGTGACCGTGCTCGTGCCGATGTTGGCCCAGCCGCCCGAGGTGTAGATCCGCACCATGCCGCTGGTGGTGTTGTAGTAGATGTCGCCCAGTTGGCGTGCTGTGCCACCTGGTCGGGTTGCTGGGTCAGATGCTGCACTGCCATAAAAGATCGTGTTGGGTGCGCCAGTCACAGCTGCAGGGTTGCCGCTCGCATCAAATGAGAGGTACTTACTAGCACGCTCAGATGCGCGGGGCAGACTCATGTTGATGCTGGTCGGGTCGGTCTGCGGTGCCTGCAATGCGCGCTGCAGACCTTCTGCGTTTTGCTGGGCAAATATGGTCTGCTGATCCAGCTCGTCGTTCAGCGTGTTGGCAAAGAAGTCGCCACCCGTGGTGAAGTCGCTCGAGCGCGAGATAGTGCGGTTGCCGACAATGGCGATCTGGGTCGCGCCAGTAGGCGACGCAGTCAACGTCACATAGCCGGTGCCGTTGGCGTTGATCGTCACCGTGTAGTCGGTGGTCAGCACCAGCAGCGTGTCATCCTTGTAGACCGCAATGTCGGTGTTGGCCAAGATCTCAAACGTGAAGTTGTAGGGGCCAGTGCCACTGGCCGCATACACCACCCGTCGGGTCACATTACTGATTGGCACTGGCATGATTCAATCCTTCCTGTTGAAAATTGTACGAACTTAGCGCCCGTATGTCCTTGAAATATCGCGGTTGCGTCGCATTGCTGCAGCCAGGTCTGGATATTCCACAACACCCGACTCGTCTGGCTGGCCGTCCTGGTCGCCGATCATCCTGGCCTTGGCCATCTCCCGATACCGGCTCACAATGGACATGATCAGCTTTTGCTTGTCGCCGATCAACAAAGGCTCGCCTGTGACGCCAGCATCGACGTCGGCCTGCTTGAGCTCGTAGGGGATGCGCTGCTCCAGGTTCATCCCATCGTCCAGGATCTCCTGGCCATATAGGCGTTTGAAGCGGTTGATCTGGCCAGCAGACAGGCGTACCCCGTCCCAGGTCTCGCTGGGGTTGGCAATGCCAAAGTTAAGGCTGGCCAGGATCTCATCCACCTCGGAGCTTTTACCCTCGGTCGCGGAGATGACAGGCGACCAGTTGGCCCAATAATCCAGGCCACGGTTCTGCACCTTGACCTCGCGGCCTAGGTTATCCAACATCGGCGGCACGTTCTCGGATAGACCGGGGATGCGGGACATGACGCGCTGACGTGCCTCATAAAAGGCACGCAGGCCAGGCGGTGTGTTCATCTCGGGCGACTTGGTGTTCGACTTGGTCGGGTCAACCATGCGCTCAATGTGGGCCATCAGCGTGCTGTTGGTCATGCCGACAAGAGGCGTGCCGGTATACAGGAAGTTGGCGTATTGCTTGGCCAGCGAGTCAAAGATCTGCACCATCTTTTCGCCGGCGTCTGTTTGGCGCGAGCGAGCGATCTGCAAGACTTCGCCCACGCCCTGCAAAAGCGGCAGATTGCTCATGTACTCGCCAACCGAAGTCATGCCAGCCATGGCCATGACCTGCCAATCCTCGCGGTCAGGGTGTCGGTCGAACTTGGCCGCATCACCCATGTCTGCGCCCATGGTAACGATCATGCTGATGGGGTCGAATCGGGCAATGCTGACGTAGACCTTGTCGGGGCCGACGGCCACCTTGGTGATGGCATTCAAACGCTCAATGTTTTCCTCGCTGATTTCTCCCTTGTCAAACACCAGCGAGCTGGGCTGCCAGCCCAGCGCCTCAAGCGCCTTACGGTCTTCGGTCTGCGACGGGCCAGACCCGGTCACCCGGTTGTCCAGATTCAGCATGGCAGCGCCGGTGATTGCCGTGCCACCCATGGACAGCCTAGCCATGGCCACATCACGATGCCGACCTCCCTTGCTCCACAGGTCATAGAACCTGGGCGACAGGGTATTGAGCATGGGGATGTAGCTTGACCCTTCAATGAACAGGTTGGTCACCGTCTTGGCAAATGGCACGATCACTTTGACCGGTGCCAGGTTCAGGATCTGGTTGCTCCACCAATAGGTTTCGCCAAGCACACCCTCCTTACTGATCTTTTCTTGCAAGGTGATCATGCGGCGCATGCCGTCAATGCTCTCTTGCATTTCACGGGGACGCTCGGACAGCAGCTGAGTAACCTTGCCCTCGACCTCGGCCTTGGCTGCAGCCTCATTCATGCCATTGGCGATCAGCCGGTCATACTCTTTGTTGGCAAAACGCCAGGCCTCCTCGTGCAGCTGGTAGCGACCTGCAATTGCACCGACAAACTCGTCAGCTGCAGCGATTGGTCGGAATGACATGATGTCTTGCACGAAGCCCAGGCCGTCGATAGCGCGGCCCATCCAGGTATCGCGCAGGTCAGGGGTACGGTAGACCTCTTGACCAAACAGACGCAGCGGCGTGTCGGACAGATACTCAGAGCTGAGTGGGTTTAGGGGTTTACCCGAGTCAGTCATCTTGGATTCGCCGCCACGCTTGATCGCTTCCTTGGCCAACTCCCACCCATCCAGGATGCCGTTCTTCAGTCCAGACAGACCAGCCTGTATGTCGTCCAGCATGTAGCGGTCGGGGTTGCTGCCAGGGATGACCGAGCGGATCTTGCCAATGCCAACGGCCACGGTTCGCTCAATGGGTGCCAGCGATCCAAACACCGCGCTACCCACCAAGTTATAGACGTGGGTCTGCGGGTCGTTGAGCAGGTTTGCTTGGTAGGTATGAAACCAAACATCGCGCAGCTTGGCTCCCAGCCCCGCCTCAATGATGCGGTTCTTGCCAGCACGGGTCGGGGTGTTGATGTAATCGGTGGCCAGTTGGAACAGCACATCATCCGATTGGTTTGCGCCGAGCTCGTCCAGCGCGGCACGCACAGCTCGAGTGTCCAGGCCAGGCCCCTTGTCCTTCACGCGCTTGAACACGTTAAGCGAGCGGGCAACGTCGGTCTGGATGCCCTTGAGCTGGTCAACCAGGATCTTGTGCTGCGCCAGCTGCAGGCGCAAATTGAGCTTACCCTGGTCATCCAGGCTGCCAGCCGCCATCTGGCTGAACAGATCATCCAGTTTCTTGGCGCTCTCGTCGTGAACCACCACGGCACCGGCCAGGCGCTTGGCCAGCTGGCTGCCGCCGACCGTGGCCTCCATGCTCTCACCGGCCAGGGCGCTCTTGAGGAACTGCTCGGGCACGCCAGCATTGATGGCCTGGGTGTAGATTGAGCGCAGGGACATGCTTGGTGCTTGGCTGGCAAAGTTGTCACCAGCTGCGCGGATCGTTGCAGCCAGACCGTCGTTGTCAGTCCAGGCGCTGCTGATCGGGGTATCGGGTGGTTTTGCCTGGCCAGCGCCCTCCATCTGCAGGAACAGACGCTCGTCGGCGATCTGGTTCATCTCGGTCACATCGACCGGGCGCGGTTTGGTGATGGTGACAGTGGCAGCCGGGGCAGTGGGCTGGGGTGCTACAGGCGTGGCCAGGGGTTTGGTTGTACCTGGCTGGGTCGGTGGCATTACACTGTCCAGCAGCGTTGGCTCCTTGGCTGCGCGTGCGCCCTTCTTGGTCAGTCCTTTGAGCACGCCCATGGTGAGCTTGTCGGTCAGACCTGCGACCTGCACCTCCTCTTGGGGCAGATCAGGTGCGCCTTGCTCAGGGGTTGCGGGCAGGGAAGGCTGGACGTCGGTCGCATCAGGCGATGCGGCCATGCTGTCCAGACGTTGCTCGAGAGGTTGGATGGCCATCAGTTAGCTCCTGACTGCGGAGCTTGACGGCCCCGGTTTACGCTTGACGAATTTGTGGCGGCAGGCTGGATTCGTCCAGATCCTCCGGCGCTCCCTCCGGGTAGGCCAGCTCCAGGTAATTCTCCCGCGTTACCGGGAGCTTGAACTTCTCCAGCAGCGCCAGGACGTAGTCCGGCCCGCTCCCACTCTGGGGGGTTGATTCCGCCTGCGATTCTGAAGACTTCATTGCGTGCCTCCTCAAGGGAGAGTTTACCTTTCCGATATTGTAACCAGATGTTGTCAACTTGCTCGACGTTTTTGGCCTGGCTCTTGAAGGTATCGGGGTACAAACCACGCACAGCTTCCCAGGTAATCGACTGCATCTCGCGGGGCAGGATGCCGCGCTCCTGAGCTGCGCGGCGATAGGCCTCGGCATAGAGGCCGTAGGTGCCTTTCACTCCGGTGATGTCGCTGTCTGACGTGCCTCTCTCGCCCTTTGGCCCACCGCCAAAGTTGTGTTTGACTTCGCGGCTGTTGCCCGATAGCGGGCGCAGCAGACCGGCAGCCACCGCATGGGTGTCGATAGTCACATGGCCGGCAGGATCGTTTGGGGCATAGATGTTGTTGTAGAAGTTCCGCACCTTGTGTGCGTCACCAAGGTTAAGGCTAATCGTTTCAACCTTTGGATCATCCAAAATGACAATGGCCTTACCGATCTCGTTGAGCGAACCCCATCCGGTCTTGGTCGGCGTGCCGTCCTGGTTCAGACGAAGGCCAGCAAAGTCGCCTTCGGGGGTGACAATTTGATGTTCACGGGGAAACTTGGCCTGGTCATAGGTACGCAGCCACATAGCTTTGAGGCCAGGGTCAGTGATCTCAGCCAGACTCTTGCCTCGGATCGCATCGACCATCGGCGCGTACTTTTCTTTGCTCCAGATGATCTTGGCCATCTCGTCCATGCTGGAATCCCAACGGGTCGATTGGTGTTTGGTCATAACGTCAAGAACGCGCTGGCCAAGCGACACGTTCATGAACCAATCTTTTTGCGGTGACAGCACGGCCAACACACCAGAGATCGCCTGGTCTGGCATGTTGTAGTCAGTCACCCAGCGATCCACGATGTTGCGAGCACCGTCGTACCAGAGCTTGCTGCGTTGGCGCGTGGCCTCGGGTACCTGGTCATACAGATACAGCAGGTTGTTCTTCACCTCGGTGATGAAGTCCTCTGCCTGGCGATCAGGGTTGCGTGCTTTACTGGCAAAGTTGGGATACTGCCTGACCAGGCTCATGTTGTGAGCGAATGCATCTGGGTCTGTCTTGGCTGCCTGCAGATCAATCACCAGCTTGTTGGCGATGGGGTCTTCCGTGGCTTTTACAGCGGTCGGTAGGCGCGTGCTGACCACTGCAGGGCCAGGCGGCACGATGTTCATCTGCACCGGCGTGCCGAGCGCCTGCATGCTTTTAAGCGCCATCTCGCCTGCGGCTGGAGCCAGCTTCTTTGCAATTGTTCCAACAGTTTTACCGACCGGCACGATGTTGGTGGCGACGTCCAGTGTGGCCAGCTTGGCATCTGGCTTGAGCTGTGTCGCCATGCCGGTGCCTTTGGTGAGCGACTGACCAGTGCCAGCCTGCTGCAGCGCCATCGGTGTGCCCTGCCATTCAGCTGGTGCTAGTACGCTGCGGCTGCCTTCCTTTGCGCTGCCGACAAACGGCACGAAGTCGGCCAGGCTGATCTTGCCCAGCAACGGAACTTCGACCTGGCCCAGGCTGTCCAGAAACCGACCGGCTTGCTCCAGTCCAATGCCCGTCGCCTGCAGCGCTTTCTCAAAGTTGGTCTGCTCAATAGGCTTGATGGTGTCTTCTCGTGGCGCGGCAGGGTAGTCACGCGCCATGGAATAGTCCACGAACATTTGGTCAAATTCGCTGCTCATTGTGCGTCCAGTGCATCACGTTGTTGTTTGATCAGTCGCAGTCGTTGCTGAATGCTCGACAGATCCTCTGGCTTGAGACCCAGCCGGTTGGCCTGGCTTGAGATCTCGGCAAAGTCTGACTCCTCCGAGAACACAATGCCTGTCTTGCGGATTGTGCCGGCCACGCCAAACTGGTCGTTGAGCGACTGCAGGTTGGTGGTGATGGCCCGGTTCTGCTCGCTCGTCTGGCGCTTGGTCACGATCTGCTGGGCCACCTGCGTGCGGGTCGGTGCCGGCAGACCTTTGGCCTGAGCCTCGGCAAGCTGGCGCTGGAATTCCTTGGTGAACTGGGTGGTCAGCGATGCATAAGCAGCGTTCTGTTTCTGGCTGATGTTGAACTGACCAGGCACGATCTTCGACTCGGTGCGGAATAAACGCTCGATTTCGCGCTCCTCTTCGTTGCCTCGCGTGATCTGGAAAGGCAGGATGTTTTCACTCAGTCGCTTGTAGCCAATGCCGAGCTCTTTGGCGCGGCGCTCGATAGAGTTTGGGTCAGGGTGTAGACCCTGCATGATCTCGGTCTTGAGCACGAACTCAGCGCGGGGGTTGGAGATCTCGCCATCGGCCCGTTTCCTGGGTAGGTCAAACACAGACTCAGGACTGATCGCCTTGGGGTTGCGAATGCTGATCGCACGCAGCTCGTCCAACGCCGACTTGCTGCCGCTGGAAAAGAACTGAGACTGCAGCTCTGCCACGCGAACGGTGTCAGTCTGCATCATGTCCTTGTCTGCCTGGTCTTTGGTAGTCTGGCGCTCAATCTGGGCGGTGCGTAGGTTGCTTCGGATCTTGGCCTTGTCCTCAAACTGGATGGCATTCCACAGCGGGGTCATTTTCCCGGCATCACCCTTGTCCAGCTTGGCAATGGCCGACATGGCATCGGGCGCAAAGGCCGTGTCAGTAACATGCTGAGAGATGACATTAATGATGGCTTGCTTAGCCTTTGCCTTGTATTCGGTGACCATGCGTTCAGCCTCAGCCAAACCCAGGCGTGGAGTCACTCGCTGGTAAATGCTGGACACGGTGGCGTCCACATGGTCGGTCATGGGGCGAACCTCACCATTTGCGTTGGTGTAGGTCACCTGATCCAAAATGGTTGGCAACCGCTCCATGTCGTTGTCCAGCGCCAGGCGCAATGTCGCGGTGTCAACCTCGCGCTGGCGCTTGGCTTGCAGCTCGTATGACTTGCCCATGATTACGCTGGCGCGCAATCCCATGCTGTTCTGGAACTTGATCGCCGCCTCGGGGTCTTGAGCTGCTAGTGCTCGGGTAAAACCCTGCGTGACATTGGCCATCTTGGTGGCCGCGGTTTGGGCGTCGATTCGGTTGTTCTCGACGTCAATCAACACCTTCTTGAATTCGTTGTCAGCATTGACCTCAAACTGTCCAGCCAGATCAAACGTGCGTAGCTTTTGCATGGCCACGTCGTAGACGTTGAAGCTGCCGCCCATCTTGAGTGCAGCAGATGCAGTCGGGTCGCCGTTCTTGGCCAGCTGGATCTGCTCGTCGCTCACCCGGTAGTTGTTGAAGTAGTCAACCTTTGCACGCTCGACTGCCTGCTTGCCGGCCTCCTCGTACAGCACATTGCTCATGCGGTCGAGCACCTGGGCCAAAGCGCTGGACGTCTGCGCCTGTGCTTGGCCAGCAATGAAGTTGACAGCTGGCTGGGCGACCTGCTGCATGGGCACACTACCCACAGAGCGCAGAGCAACTTGGCCGGATTCGATTCTTTGTGTTGCCATGTTTGCCCCTTATGATTTGAAGACCTTTGCAAAATCCAGCCCACCCTTGGCCAAAGTAATGTCGCCCAACATACCACCACGTTGGCGGCTTGCGGTGCCTGCCTGCTCATACTGACCTGCTTGGCGTTGGGCGCTGTACAAGTTGAGAGTGGTTTGCATTTGGGTGGACTGCAGCAATGCGGTGGCGTCCTCAAACCCAAGCACCTTGGCGGCCAGAGCGTTAAAGTCAGACACGGCCAGGTCGCGCATGGTCGCTGCCACGTTCTGCTGCTGCACACCAACAACAGAGCCGGAAGCGAGCGACACGCCGCTTGCCGCAGCACGGGCACGCACCGCAGCGTTGGTGGCTCGCATGTTCTTGAGTAGCTGGTTGCCCTGGATCTGGTAATTGCGGGCCTCGATCTCAGCCTTCTTGAGAATGCGGCCAGATTGGATCTCGGCATATTGCTGATCCATGTCTGCCCGCACCTCGGCCACCGCCAGGGTGTCGCGGGCCTTGAGCAAATAGCTGGTCTGTTCTTGGATACCAGCAGCACGCTGGTATTCAGAAGCTGCAAAGGACTGCAGCAGTCCAGATCCAGCGAGCATTTGATCGGATGTCACTGCCATGGTTATGTCCCAGAATAAACAGCCACACGGTAGTCAAGACCCAGCAGCGTCATTTTGAGCGGAAGGGTCTGCGCCACCTCAATGGCCTGCTCGCGGCTGTAGCCGAGCACACCGTTGACCCGTTTGATGCCGGTGAATGTCGGCACAGGCAGGTCAAGCAAAGGGTTGTCCATGATCCTGGTCGTGATCGGTTGGTTGTTGACGGTCATGTCCTGCGTGTCTTTGAGCACGGCGCTGATCTCAACGATCCGCTTCTTGTAGCTGATGCGCGACCCAGTCTGCAGCTGGATCTCCACAGGCATGGTCTTGACGTAGACGGTCATCGGCAGGCCCACCTCGTAGCTGGTGGTGCTGGCGCGGTCAAACGTGACAGAGCCTCCACCGCTCACGGTTTCGTTTGCCTGGGGTACTCCATCGCAGATCACATTGAGAGACTTGCCGACATGGGGAAGACTGCTTGCGCTGGCTGCAGCACCACCAGTAAATGCACAGTCGGTGTACAGCGTGTCCATGAAGCGCTCGACAAAGTACCTGGTGCTGCCGTTGAACACGCGCTTGACCACACAGTAGATGTCGGTCACATCCACGCCGACGTCGATGAACTCACCATCGGTGATGAACTCAGACGGGCTGGTGATCTGCTGCGAGCGCATGATCGAAAACACAGCCATGGTGCCATCGGTGGTGTTCGTCATCAGCAGCAGGTCGGCCTCCTCGGTCGAAGAGGCGCGGCGCAAAGCAATCCGCTGCGGGCCTTTGAGTAGGTGGCCAGACAGCAGTGAGATGCGCTGTGTGAGGTAGGTCAGCTGCGTGTCAGAGAACACGAACTCGTTGAGCGACTTGCCCTGACGCTGGATATAGACCGATCCGGATTCCACCGACTGCACACGGGTGCCAGGCTTGATGCCATTGCGGCTGACTTGCTTGAACGTGAACGTCAGCGGGGTGATTGGGTCTGTGCCCTGCTGGGGAACATAGAACTCACCACCAGTTGTGAACACCTGGAAGTCACGCGAGCTGATGATGTCGGTGATGACATTGAGCTCGTTGGTGTCCAGCGTCGCCTCGACCGCATCATCGTCCAGCGACTCGGTCGGCACGAAGTCAAAGAACAAACCGATCTTGCTGCCCCAGACCGTGGACGGGCGTGATTTGCTGCCGCCAAAGTACAGCCGGCCTTCATGGAATGTCACGCTGCGCGGCCAGCCCTTCGTGCTTGACCACACATCCTCATAGCCGTGCTCAAGCTCCCAGCGACCTGCGTCAATGGCAGAAGTGTTAAAAAATGGGTATTCGGTGATGGCCTCAACCACCGTGGCAGACACATATCGAACAATGCGGGCACGACCCTGCGGGCTGGCATTTACATACTGATTGACCGATTCGGTTGTGAATGAGGTGAGGCTATAGGTGCTGGTGTTGTCTGGCGTAGTAGTCCAAGCCCTGTCAACGGTAGCCACCTTTGTGCTGCCGACATAGTCCTCAATGATGCGAATTTGTCCAGATCCGGTTCCACCAGTGATGGTGATATACAGACCGTTGTAATAGTCATTGGTGGAGCTGGATGCGGCCTTCAGCGTGATTGAAGTACTTGTGCCAGCCTGAGCGGTTCCAGTGTCGTGTTTTGAGCTGGTGGTTGTAAGCGTGATGTTTCCGCTTACTGCTGACGGGGTTAGTGTTTCTGAATTATTGGTGTGGGTGTCCAATCCATACGCATATTTCGGGATGCTGTCAAAGGCAATAGTGGTCACCGTCCAGGTCGCATCTGTGCCACCACGCACCAGCTTGATCGGCTGCAGGTCAGGGTGGACGATGATCAGTGTGTCTGCCGACTGCGTCCAGCACATGTCATCCACCATATCGCTGGTCAAAGCGCTGATGGCCAGGTAGTTGTTGCCGCTGCCATTGATATTGGTAATGACAGATCCAGCCTTGACCACATACATGCGCTGGTGGGTAAAGCACAGCATGTAGCTGTCAGCGACTGAGAATTGGAACGGCACCAGACGCACACCATTGCCTGCAGATTCGGTGCTGGTGTTGGGCAGCTCAAGCGTATGTTTGGTTCCAGGTCGACGGCGCAGCCCGCCTTGGGGCTGGATCAACACATTGGTAGCTTTAGCCAGCGCGTTGTTGTACTGCTGCATATCCACACGCGCACGCAGCAGCGGGTCAAGCTCGCCCGTGCTGAAGTTGCTTTGGATGTCAACGAAGCGCGGCATCAGTTCCTCACTGCGATCAGGGTGTAGTCATCAATGATGCGGATCTGATTGCTCTGTCCGTCGATCTGGCAGGCCTGCCGGAAGAAGCCACCGCGCCCATTTTCAGCCGGGTCGCCGACAGCCACGCGCTGCCATTTGGCAGACTTGTCTTGCTGTTCGGTGATTGCCTCTGCGATGTGCCAGGCCACCATGTACTTGAGCAGCTGCACGAAATACTTGGGCATGGCGAACTCGCCGACGCTGTATTGGTAGTCGATATAGACGGCCTCGAGGTTGGTCAGCAGCTGGTCGCCCTGGATCTCCCAATCCTTTGCCGGGTATGCGCCGACTGCAGCGGTGTCGTACACGGCGCGGGGGCCATTCAAACGGTCACCAGGCAGCTGGTAGGCATAGCGCCACACACTGGTGGGCGCGGTCAGTAGACGGGACAGTCCGATCTTCTTGACCGAAAAGCTCCACGGGTACATGACCAGGGTGGAGTCACGAATGTCGGGGTAGAGGCGATCACAGACCGAGCTCTCGTCGGTGCCATCGTTGAAAGAGCTGATAGCCTTTGCGCCCAGCAAAAGCAGGGCATCTGAACAGATTGTGACTCCGGTGTCGCCTGCTGCCATATTGACCTCTTAATGTGAGAAGGGCCAGCCTCCGATTGCTCAGGGGCTGGCCCGATTGCCGATGGCGATGATTAGTCGCTGTCGGTCGCGGTGACGGTCAGGCCGTCAGTCACATCAACCACCGAGCCAGTGTTGGAATTGACCCAAACCGCAGACATCGCGGGGGTGCCACCAGTGCTGGTAAAGCAGAAGATGATGTCGCCGACCTTGAGGATCGAAGCGATGGCGTTGAAGTAACCCGCCGTGTTGACATCAGCGATGGCATCAGCGGTCGAGTAGGTGTGAACACTGGGGGCGTTACCAGCTTTGGAAGCGCCGTGAGTGTTGAAGCCGTCAGCATTGAAAGCCATGTTATGACCCTCCTATTAAGCCGCCGCCGCAGTGTCGCGGGCAGTGATTTTGACGATACCCTCGCTGTCGATCGCCACAGCACCGGCAGAGAACAGGGCGTTGACAAGCCAGCTGGTCTTCTCGGGGATGTAGTTGATCTCGGTCTTGGGGGCGATGCCTTCTGCGTAGCCAATGGCGTCGCGGTGGAAGGCGTACAGGGTGCGGTCGCTGGAACCGTCGATGGGCAAGCCACCCTCGGAACGATCACCAAGGACGTGGAAGGTAAAGCCCATGAAGGCATTGATTTCACCTTGAACCAGAGCCTTGACGGTGTTGAAGTCCGAGCTGGTCACCGAGGTCTGCTCCAACATCGCGGCCAACGAATTGGCGTGGATGATGATGTGGCGACCTTCGGAGGGCACGTTCTTCGTGTTCAGGATCTTGGCAGCTTCGCGCAGCTTGGCGATGTTCATGTTGGTGTTTGCACCACCAACGCTGTTTGCCACGGTGCCCGTGCTGGTTGCGGCAGCCAGTGCGTCAAGAATGATTTGGTCTTGACGGCGACCGATTGCGTTACCAACAACTTGCACCAACTCGCTGCGCTCATCGAAGTTGACCTTAGCCTGGCTGAAGATGTCGCTGTATTCAGCGGCGTTCCAATCGCTCAGGGTTGCGGTCACGGTGGAGAACCCGACGTTCATCGGGGTGACATCGGTCTGGGTCACACGGGCAGTAGCCACGCCGCGACCGACTTTGGGGAATTTGACAGTGGAGCCTTCGACACCACGACGCTGACGCACAGCGCCCACCAGCATTGCTTTGCCCTGGTAAGCCTGTTTGACCTCTGCGTCGAAGAGTGTCACAAAGGCGTTCGAGAGAGAAACGCTCATTTGGATACCTCGTTCGGTTATTGATCAGGGTTTATCGCGTCGGTGAGCCTGTTGCCAGGGCCTTTGCTTGCTGCTTGCGGCAGCCACTCGCCGGCATCTCGCCGTGGTCAGGGTCGCGTAAGCGGTGGGCCTTGGGGCTGATTGTATGGCGATTTGTCAAATATGCAACAGGTATGGTTGCTTTTTGGACAAAAAAGACCCGGCACGTGGCCGGGTCAATGGCAACTGCCTTGCGGCAGACCTTGGAGGAGACAATTAGTTTGCAAATTGCTGGAACATGCGCTCCACCTTCTGACGATATACCGGGTCGGTGTTGTAGCGTTTGTCTGCGACCATGGCATAAAGCTCCTCTTTACTGGGTGCGCCCTCCACGGGGGCAGACTCAATAGGCACGCGACCCTCATAGGCTTCGCGGATCTTCATCAGCGCGGTGAGCCCTCGAGCGGTGCCACCCATGATCTTGAATTCCTCAAAATCATCCGAGCTCCAGACACCCTTTTTGACCAGGCCACGCGCCCAATCGACCATGCCGTTGATGACAGCCTGACCATTGGGGCCGAGCTGGGCGATCTCCTTGGCAGGGTCGATCATCTCGCTGGCCATCATCTCTTTGGCATTGGTCTGCAGCTTGTCCACCAGGTCATCGAACTGAGCTTGAGACAATCCGTTGTCCTTTGCCCAGCTGGTGATGGTGTTCGCCATGGGGTTTTCTTCAGCACCCTCGCCAAACTTGCTAATGTCATATTTGCCGTCGGCAGGGGCGTTGTGCTTTCCCTGGCTGATCTTGGCACGCAGATCGCGCCAGGACTTGGCCATGCCCTCGAGGTCGGCCTCGCCCTTCTCGGAGTTCCAGAAGTTCTCGGGCATGTAGTCTGGGCGCGTCTTTGGCGCACCAGTGTTGCTGGCAGGAGCAGCTGGGTCGGCGCTCTGCTTGTGGTCTATTTCAGCCTTTTGCGGGTTTTCCACAGGCGTGTTGGGGTCATCAACAGTTGCGCTGTCCAGTAGGCCAGTGTTCCCACCGGGCTGGTCATTGGTGTCGCTCATAGTTTCCTTGCTTGGTTGATCCGCGCCATGATGTCCCGAATCACGCTTCGCTGCCCATCGGCATAGAAGGCGTGGGACGGGTCTGTGCCCGGCACGGCAATGGGCACATGAACATAAACGTCAGCAAGCCAACGCAGCAGCTTCTGACCGTCCTCAGTCGAAAACACACGCAGCGTCAGCCTAGCGATGTCATCGCGCTGCTGCTGCACATCACGCACATCGGACGTTTGACCGATAGCTTCAAGTTCTTCCCAACTCATTCAATTGGCTCCTCTGGAGTTTGGACAATTTTAAAAGACACGATTGCTCCCATAGTAAATTGCGCTTACAGATGTGCTTCCATAGTAAATCGCAGTGATGTTTGAGCTACCGTAAAAAATGTCTGAGGCTGAAGCAACTACCTGACCATTGATGTAACTAATGCTCAGATAGTCAACAGTTCCTGCGATAAAACTCAATCCAGTGTTATTTCCTCCATCAGTGGAGTTTGCGCCAACATTCCATGAAGGGGCTTTAAGAATTGCTTGAGTAGTGTTTGTGCTACCGAGTTGTAGCAAGTTACCTGATACACCATTCAGATTGAAAGCAGTAAATTCATTGGTTGTGCCACCAGTGAACTGCACCCTGCCGATGGCTGTGTTGGTGATGTTGGCGAACTTGTTGGAACCAGATACAGTCAGTGTCCCTGTTCCACCTTGGTTAATCGTGGGGTAGGTTTGGATGCCGCCACCAGCAAAAGTCTTGGCAGATGCAGATGTGAGGCTGATTGTGCCTGTGCCTGTGACGGTGAGGTTAGTGGAGGTTGAAGCATTCCACGCAGATGAACTAGCAGAAGGTATTGTCCAAGTTCCAGAGCCAACAGCAACAGTTCTGGCAAGCGTATTAGACGACAGATCAACCGTTGCGCTTGCTCCTGAAAAAGTGACATTGTATGTTGCGGCGTCAAATGTTCCAGCATTTATCCGCAAAGCTGCCGACACGTTTACGTTTGTCGTAAATGCGTCTTGTAGTGTTACTGAACCAGACGGGGATTCAATTGTAAACGCTTGAGTAAACGTTTTCCCAGCACTCGTAATCGTCTGACTGCCGCGCCCTGCAAATGTCATACGACCAGAACCCGTCAACGTAGTGCCAGTGCCGTTAATCCAGTTGCCGTAGATCGTTGGTGTGTTTGTACTCGTTGCCAGCGTCATTGTGTTGCTGGTACGGGCGCTCATGTCAATAGTGCCAATGTTGTAGGCGGCGTTGATGGTTGCAGTGTTTCCTGATGTTGGATAAGGCGTAGGCGAAGAAGGAAAAACCGCCGTATCTTGGGCCAAAGGGAAATTAGCAAGGTCTGCTGTTCCACCGCTTGTTGCAGACCATACAGATGATCCCCAGTTTGCATTGGTTCCAGACCTCCAATAAACCGTCTTAGGCGCATCAAATGTAATCCCGCTGTTACCCTTGCAGTCCCCCAAGCGAGTGCCAGATACAGGAGCCGCCGAACCAGCAATGGTGATGTCACGGAAGTCTATGTCAGTTAGGGATGCAACAGCATTGCAAGTCAGTGTGCGTGTTGTGCCTATGGTGTTTGAGCGCACGAATGTCCGCATCGTGGCGTTGGTGCCTGCGGAGAGCGTAAGAGTGCCGTTGATGGTTTGGTCTGCGTTTATGTTTATAGGGCTAATACCAGCAGAGGTTCTTCCAGCAACAGTTAAATTATTAAAAGTGTTTGATCCACCAATTGAAAAAGAGGTTAAACCTGTAGATGTTGTTGAGACATTGTAAAAAGCAACACCATTACTTGAGCCACTCCCTCCGTCTATAGTTGTTGAGGCGGCTGTCAAGGAAAGCGTGGAAGTTCCTGAATTAAAAGTGAGGTTCGTGTTTGTGGAAAAGTTAATAACTGTACCACCACTCAACGTCACCGTAGAACTACCCAGATTGATCGTCCGGGTGTTGCTGTTGCTGGACGACAGGGATGTGGCAGTAACGTTGTAGTTGTTGGTGGTGAAAGTGCCTGAACTAAGAGTTAGAGCACCAGAAAGCGTTAGTGCATCACCTAAAAAAGCATCCGTGCTGTTTTGTACAGTTACAGCTCCGACTGTTTTACCAGCGCTTGTAATTGTGCAAACACCAGCAATTACGATAGGGCTTGTTGCGTTATACGTCATTCCTGCAACAAGGGTAATGTTGCCAAATACAGTCAACGTTGCAGTACCGGCTAAAGTTCCGGTAAACCCAGTACAAGTTAATGTCTTACAGGTTCCCCCGCCGGTAGCAATGGTGCAGGTTACTGCGCCAGACGCAGCATCAAAGAACACATCATCTGCATTGGTAGGCACAGCAGCACCACCAGCACCGCCAGATGTAGTTGCCCATTTAGTGCCAGCAGTGCCGTCCCAGTTTGCTGTGCCGCCAACCCAGTAGCGATCAGCCATTGTCGCTCACCTTAGCGTAACGAACACCATCAATCTCAATGTAGTCTTGCTCAGGCTCCTCAACAGGAGGAGCAGACACCACAGCAATCCAAGCATCTCTGCGTTGCTCTTTCATGGCTTGCAACTGCTCTTCACTCAGTCCGTGATCGTCAGACAAATGCAAAGCATCACGAAACAAGCCATGTTCAGTTTGAAATTCAAAATCAATCTTCATGGTCACACCACGATATAAAGCGTGTTCGGGTCTGGTGAGCCTGGCAACGCAGACACCTTTTCAATGCGCGTCAGACCTCCAGAAAATATTGTTGTCCATGCGGTGTCATAGTTGGTGTTGCTCGCCTTCGCCAGCACCTGGCTGGTGGTGCCGCCCGTAGGAACACCAGGGCCTGCAGGGCCAGTGGCTCCTGTTGCCCCGGTTGCTCCCGTTGGGCCTTGTGGGCCGACCAGCGAGGTAGCCGATCCCCACGCGCCAGCAGTCTTGGGCCCGTAGATGTCATAGGTCGCGGTGTCAATG